TATAAACCGCCGACTTCTCTCTCATAATCGTCAACTTTAATAACGACATAATCGCTTAGAACTCTTCGCATTGTAACCTCCTTTTTCATAGTCGGATTATACCATACAAAAAAGACCCCTTTCAGGGTCTTAATTGTAAGCGGTCAGTTTGCTTAGAGGGTTAGACGTTAGCGTCACCAGCGACACCAGCAAAGGTATCTCTAGTACCAGCACCAGCTACGGCTACGACCGCAGCGACACCGCTCGCAAGTGTTGCAGCTCCGAATGATGCGTTAGCAGCTGTTTCGGTAGTAGCAATAGAAGCGTTAGTGACAGAAACGTCACGCGCAGTAATCACTAGGGTTGATGCAGCTTTTGCGTCAGCCGTTACCCGTGGATGAGCGGCTGTGGCACGAGAGTAATCTGTACCAGCGCCCGCTGTAGCGTTAATCGCACTTTTGAGGTTATCTAGGCTGTTTGTAGCAGCTGCACCGATAAGAACCTCATTAGCTATTGAGTTAACACCACCCGCAAGTGTTGCAGCTCCCCATGAGAGGGTTGCGTCATTTTCACTAACTAGGTAGTTGTTGCCGACTGTACCGAACACGTTAGATGCAACTATCTGAGTAGTATCAGTGTTGGTCGTTGCGTTAACAAGTGAGTGGCGAATTGTGCCAGTAGACCAAGTAGAACCTGCGCCTGAGTTATCTGCCGCAGTAGGGAAGTTTGTTCCACCTTGGTTAATAGCTAGTTTTAGGTTGTCAAGAGCTACAGCAGCAGATACACCGATAAGAACTTCATTTTCTACCGTTGGGCTAGAAAGTGAAGTTCTGAAAGTGTAAGCTTTGTTTCCAATAGCTACTACTGAACCGTTACTAGGAGCAGTAGCGTTGCTGGTAAGTGTTTGGGCGGCAAATGCACCACTTAAAGCTGCGCTCATAGTATAAACTACTCCACCGATTGTAATAGTTTCAGCAGCAGTGAATACACCCGATGTAGTGAGGGTCTGGACACCTAATGTGCCAGCAAATGTAGTAGCATTTTTGCTTAAATAAAGTATTTTTTGTTCTAGCTTTGAGTCGTTAGGGATAGTGCTAGGGTCTAGTCCCAGTACGCGTGCGCGCATGTTTAGTTCATTTCGTGATGCCATTGTTTTGTTTCCTTATTTTTTGGTTAATACCCGATACTCAAACACCCCGTGTAGGGGAGAATTTCTCTCAGGAGGTGGGGGAATCAGCACTATGCCAATCCCCCCGTCAAATACTACCAGATTAGGCAGCAGTTGTGCGAGTAACGCCGATATAGCTACCAGCTCTGTCTACGTTTACACCGAAAATGGTGTGAACAACGACATCACATGCTAGGCTTCGTGCTACTTTGTCAACTTCAGTCGTAGGCTTGAGCTGTTCAGCTAGGCTGAGAGCGTCCTTGTGGAAGAACTGATTTCGACCAGTTGTTGATACTGGTACGTTCTGGCTCATGTAGATGTCCATGTCATAAAGACTTGAAATCATACCACTAGCGACTGCAGTACCAGTCTTACCTGTCTGATCGTAAGCAACGTACTTGTTGACGTTCAAAAGGTCAGTACGAGTGTTAGCACCTACGATACCACGTCGCATTGTCATTGGAGTCTTAGCAACGTCAAAAGCCGTTACTACTGAAAGGATGTCTGCGTCGTCTACTGATGCACCACCAGCTACAGTTGTACCAACTGATGCGAACTGTCCAAGAATTTCTGTGTCGACCTGGCGAGCCAATGCTTCGCCCTGTGCGCCACGGAAAGCTTCTTGTAGGTTCCAGTTAGCTTGTACTTCGGCTAGTTTCTCGATACGGACTGCTGAGTAGAAGTGCTTGTCAATGTTATAGCTAAGCGGTGTACCGTAAGGCACATCGAAAGTAACGTCAGTTGATGCAACTTTTGCACGAGCGTCGATAGTGTCAAGGAAAGGCTTACGAACGATGTCGCCACCTGCTGATACAAGACCATCATCACGATTTACAAGCTTTGATGCCTGTAGAGCTGAATAGAATGGTTTGCTAATTTCTTTGTCCCAAATTTCTTTAACTACTTGTGCTGTCTGCCCAAGTGAGTTAATTGTATTACTGTTTAAAGTTGCCATTTTTTGTAATTCCTTTTAGTTTGTTGGTTTGTAGTTCACTCCCATTTGTCTCAGGTAGGATTCCCTATTCTTGTCCCAGTCTGATTGGCTCATATTAGCCACGTCGTCTGATGAAGAAATTTTCGTTGGCTTGCTGGTTGCTCCATTGGGGCGGATGCCTGTTTGGACCGCTTGCTTCACGATGTTCTTTTGAGAATCAACATTACGAACTGAGGCAATAGCTTCACCGCGTTCTATCTGTGCGTCTACGAACTCGGCATACGAGATACTGGGGTTGTTTACTGTCCCTCTTTCGGTATCTGCGCCTGAGTAGAGTAAGTATTCACGGTCGATAGCTTGGGCGACTGCTGGAGGTAGTCTGTCGAGTTTCTCTTTAACGAGGGGGAGGTCGAAGCGTATATTGTTCTTCCATTCCACGTACCTGAGTTGCTCTATTCCTTCATTGTATTTCTGTTGACCGTATTGTTCACGATCGCTAGAAAGCTGATTGACCACTTCCTCATCGGCATCTATTGTCTTGCTGTAGTCGAGGGGATTATAACCACGATGTTCTTGGGGCGCTCTGCCACCAGTCACTCTGTCCAGAATCTTGTTAAGCTTCATCTCTTGAATCTGCTCGACGCGTTTCTGTTGGCGTGGGGATAGGTCTTCGGTTTCTTCCTGAGCTTCTTCCTGAGTCTCCTCTTCTGTCTGCTCTACAGTCTCCTCGGTTTCCTCTGCTACTTCGTTGTTAAGATTCTCACTGGTGGTGTCCAGTTGAGTCTCATCATCCTGCGTTTGTGATGTGACTTCTTCGTCCATTTTGTTTTCCTTCTTTTTAATTCTTATTTTATTACGCCCCGCGTTATGGAACGGGCGACTCCATTTTGTTCACTGTAATCACAGTATATAGTATTAGTCCAGTTTTTTGAATATCGGTTTACCATCGTCATCTGTGCCCATTAGTATGACATTGGTTGGGATTTTGGAGGCACACCTTATGTCCTGACCTTCCCTATAGATGTAGTTGCCCTTTTGCTTCCACTGGGTGTCCACGTTTATAGGTTCTAGTTCCTCGTGGTACTGGACGGATGGAGGGGCTACTCCAGCAGCTTCATAGTCTATCTTGTCGGATTGGTATCTATTCCCCGCGTACATTCTTAGCAATCTCCTCGTAGGTGACAATAACGGCGTCAAGTTCAGCAATAATAGCGTTAGATACCATCCACATCTTACCCGCCTCGTCAAGTGAAACCTTATTCACCTCACTGCCATTTGGTAGGAACGTCTGGTAAAACTTCTTACGAGATTCAAAGTGTTTGCGAAGCTCTTTCCATTCGCGACTCTCGGTTAGTTTAGCTATTGCTCGCTCTTCGTTTCTAGCTGTTTCGTCTATCTGTTGTTCGGGCAAGTCTATGCTTGAACCCTCTGGTATACCGTACTTCATTTAACCTCCCTTGGTTACATTTGATCGAGTTGATTTGCCATCTCAGCTAAATCAGGATTGGCGAACTGCATACCCCGTACATTGGTTGAAGCTGGGGTTAGCGCTGTCTGAGCCTGTTGCTGTTCCATCATCTGTTGTTTTTGATCTGCCTGAGCCTGTGCTTCCATGTCAGCCTGCTGTTGCATCATCTGGTCTCTCTGGGCTATCTCTTCTTCGTTGAGAGGACGGACATATTCTTTAGCGTTAGGTAGGTCGGATAGGGTTTGGTAATCAGCGAGCATCTCGTCCCAACCAATCTTAACATTAGGGTCTTCTTTAAGTTCGTTCTGGAACTTGCCGATGACACCCATTAGACGCTCTAGGCTGGCTAATTGTTTTTCTTTGTCGATGTCTTTGGTCGAGCCAACAGTGATGTTGAACCTGTACTCAGCACCTTTTAGTGCCTCTGGGTTGATAGTAAGAGTGCCTGATTCACCTGATTCGCTTGGCATGACTAGTTCTAAGATGTCGGCGTAGCCTTGTTTCTCGATCTCTTCAATGTCTTTGGCGAATAGATTAACAGGGATGTCTTCAGTTCCAATGTTGGCTACCAGTGAGAAGAAACCGTCAGTAAGCTGTTCGATAGCTTGTTCAAGACTAAAGCGGTCTTGACCGTCTCTGGTAGCTTCTTTATCTCCGTAAAGTGAGATAGCTGCTGGAGTCTTTCCCTGAGATGGGTTTAGTGATTCTGCACCTGGTAGTGAAGCGTTCTGTGTACCGAATTGGCTAAGTAGGGAGCCTGTGAGCTGGGATTGGGCGGCTTGGTAGGTAGATAGACCAGCGGTAGAAGTTTCTAGTCGGCGAATAGAGTTAGGTAGTGTTTCCATCATTACCTGCGCTGGGTTGGTGGAGTCGATAGTGTGCTTTATAACACCGTTGGCATTTATAACCAAAGGTGGGGAAAGGTTCATTTTAATACCGTGGAAGTAGAAGTTGGTTAGACCATCACGAGCGAACTGTAGTGGCTTGGCGCGTTGGAAGTCACCCATACCGTAGAACGAGTCGTACAGGGGCTGAGAATACTTAATAACGAAGGGTATGCGCCCGTTCTTGTGGGGGTTACTGAGCCTGCGTACAACCTTACAGCCGTGGTCGGGTGCAAATGTTACCCACTCACCGTCTTCACCAGATTCGAAGCGAGTGGCTAGGCAGATGCCTTTTTTAACATCGTTTAGTTGGCGAGTTCGGTTTACCTGAGTATCGCGCTTGGAATCGGGAGCAGTCGTCTCGTTCTCAGCCATTTCAATAATCTCTTTAAGCTCCACAGAGTTCCAACCAGCATCCTTACCAAGGCTGAGATAGCCTTTTAGTGTATCTGCGCTGACCCAAGAAAGAGCCGTCACATAATCCATGTCAGATATAGAGGTGTACCCTGCCTGCGGGATAAGGTTGCGAGGATTCCATAACCAACAGTCAGGACCAATATATCCAGTGGTACTCGGGTTCCAGTCGTAGAACATCGGCATGTAGCCGTAAACAGATGAGTACAGTTGCCACATTCGTAGCTTAACAGCGAAAGGGTGCTGAGAATTAGCATTAGGATAAATCCACTTTTGGCGGAGTATTTCCATGAAAGCAGCTTTACCAGCGTCTCGCTTGGCAACAGCTTCAACAACACCGTCGGGTAGCTTACCCATGACTCTAGCTGCGCGTTCTATAACCAGTGTTGCTGCGTAGGAGTCGGTAATGGAGGCTTTATTAACAGATTTGGAGACAGAATCGTAGACCTGCCCAATGAGCATAGCTTCGTAAGCATCAAACTCGATTACATAGTTATCGTGGGCGTCAAGATCAGCAGCAAAATCTTTTTTGTAATCATAGGAAGTTACTTCACCCCCATCTACTACTTTGTCTACTGCTTTGTCTTCATATTTGTTTGTTTTCATTTTTTTCCTTTTAATATCTGGTTTGTTTTTTGTCGTGGATAGTAAGTAGGTTTATTTGTCCATCTTTATAGGTACATTCTATATGAGCGTTGCCAGAATAGCCAACATCTTTTAAGTTGGACAGGATAGCCTGAATATCTGCCAGAGCTGCTTCGGTGTCGGTGTATCTAAGAGTTTCTTGGCCTTCGGTGGTTATTTGGGTCACTTTACGGTTGACAACTACAATCTCAGGGATAGATACACTTCCGTAGGGACGGGATTCTATGTAGGATTGGATGTCTTTTATATATTGGGGTATTATCATTTTGTTTTACATTAGTCCATAGCCATTATACTGCATTTTGGCTTTAGGTAGTGCGTTATCTACCGTTACACCGTGTTTGATCTGTAGAATGATGTATCTAAGAGCGTCAGGTCCGTGGTCGTCCACCTTCATAGGTACTTCATCGGGGTTGCGGTCCTTCTTATCTTCGGGGTATTTGTAGGATTCCATCTCTCTAACGAGGTTCTTGCAGGCGGTGGAGAAGAAGATTGACGGTTTAGGCTCTCCAACGAGCTGGAGACGGGGCTTTAGTAGGTTACGGATTAGGTCTATGCCGTCGATAATAGAGCCTGCACCTTTGCGAGCTGGTACCATCGGGAAGTCTTTGCTCATTACCTCGATGGCGTCTCTGTTGGCGGAGTCGCCGACCATCATT